TGGTAAAGAAAAGAAGTATAAACCAACAGTCATCTCTGATACAATACCAATGTTTATTCAAGATGAAGATGGTATGTGGGTAAAGAATCCAGATTATGAGGAGTGTGATAATTGATGACTAACGAAGCAGAAATCAGTACACAAAGATGGCGTTGGACAGCTCTTAGTGTATATTTACTGATTTGCTTTTATGACTTTATGTTCGTGCCAATTTGGTATGGATTAAATAGACCTGACATTACAGCATTGATGACAGTATTAACAAGTACGGATGAAGTATTAGTGCAAATGGAATTGATGAAAACACTTACTGCTCAACATAACCCATTTACATTAATGGGTGGGGGAATATTTCATCTAGCATTTGGTGCCATATTAACAGGAAGTGCAGTCGGGATGAATAAATAATATGACTATAGATTTAAATTTGACAATTGAAAAACTTGTGAAAGAAAAAGAATTATCTTACATGGAAGCAGTTTTACATTACGCAGAAACTTCAGAGATTGAACCAGAGGCTATGGCAAAGATGTTAAACCAATCTGTTAAAGATAAAATAGAAGTTGAGGCACAAAACCTCAATATGTTGAAAAAGACAGCAAAGCTTCCGATATAAGAAAGGAGATGGTGTACTTGTGGGTATTGGGTGGGCAAAGATTTCATACTGAAGTCTTGGAAGCAGATATATAATGATACAAAGTAATACAATAATATAACGTAATAAGGAGTAATAAGCATGGCAAGTTTTAAAGAAATGAAGAAGAACCGCATGGCTAATTTGGAATCTCTTTCCAAACAAGTCGAGAAGTTAGCAGAAAAACCTTCGTATGAAGATGAACGAATCTGGAAACTAGAACGTGATAAGTCGGGTAATGGTTATGCAGTAATTCGTTTTCTTCCTGCAGCTCAAAATGAGGATGTACCATGGGTTCGTATTTGGACACACGGCTTCAAAGGTCCCGGTGGATGGTATATCGAAAACTCTTTAACCACTCTTGGTAAAGATGATCCTGTATCGAAAGCTAACACAGCTTTGTGGAACTCTGGTATTGATTCTGATAAGAACATAGCTAGAGAACGCAGACGCAAACTCAACTACTATTCAAACATCTATATTGTGGAAGATAGTTTAAATCCACAAAACGAAGGCAAAGTATTTCTCTTTCGATATGGTAAGAAAATCTTTGAGAAGATTACTGGTGTTATGAATCCAGAGTTTGCAGATGAAACTCCATTAAATCCTTTTGACTTTTGGGAAGGTGCAAACTTCAAGATGAAGATGCGTCAAATAGATGGTTTTCCAAACTATGACAAATCTGAATTTACTGATATAGCTCCTCTTTCTGAAGATGAGAAGAAGATGGAAGAGGTTTGGAGTCAGCAATATTCTCTAAATGAAGTCATTGAAGAAAAGAACTTCAAGAACTATGCAGAACTTGAAGCTCGATTCAATACTGTGATTGCTCGTAAGGGTGATGAGTTTGTTGGTAACATTGAGGAGAGTACTAGTGAACCAGTTGCTTTAACAGAAAAGACTGATGATACTTTGGACTACTTCAAGAAGTTAGCAGAACAAGAGTAAAAATAATAAGGGACTTGGTTAATTTACCCGATGTTGTATAATCGATTATACAACTGGAGGAGTTCCAAGTCCCTTTTTTTTATCGTGATGTAACAATTTCTTTGCCTCTGGAAGATGAAGCGTTTAGATATGCTAGTGGATTTGATTGTACTTTAGTTTCAACTGAATTAGATGAAATTATAGAGGGTGCTGGTGCTTGGTTTCCAAGTTGTGCTTTATCGTTATGTATTCCTGTCATAGTTTCTCTTTGTTTATCTGGATTTTGACGAGATGAGAATACAGTACCAGCTGCTTTGCTCATGTCGAGCCCACCACTTGGTGTTTTGAACTTATCGTATTTTGGACCTGATAAATCAGCAGGTCCTTTAAGTCCACCAGCTGTTTTCTTAACTGCTTTTTCAAGTTCTGTTCCTTTTAATGCTAATAGAATTGCCTCACGATTAGGTCCTCTAAGTTGTCTTCCAATTTTATCTAAAATTGGTTTTCTTATCCATTTTGAACTTCCTGTTGCTCCTGCATATTTCTTGTCAAGTTTAGTTACATAGTTTTTTGCAGCTTTCTCTTTTATGAGTTCACGCGCCTTTTCTTTTAAAGTACCGAACAGTCCTTTCATAGGTTTTGCTAGTTTGGCACCTTTGGCTTCATAGTCCTCTGCTTCACCCATAGGTTTTGTTGGTGCATAGTCCTCTGCTTTACGCGTGCCTGCATATTCTTCATAAAGTTCTAGTTGTTCTTCTTTGTTCATACCAATAGTTTCATTAGTATCTATATCTTTTCTGTCTGCTTGACCTCTTTCTGATACAATGTATTCATCTTTTGTCATTTTACCAGATTTTACTGCAGCTAATTCTGCTTTATTTTCTCTGTGTGTTCTATCATCTACTCCTAGTTTTGTTATTTTTTTTCTTGCTTCGTCAATTTTTTCTTGTGATTCTTCTTGTCCTTTTCCTTCTCTACCAAAATATTCATTTTCACCACTTTTAGAACTTTCAATTCGTTTTTCTTCTTTTTTAATTATATCTCTTTGCTCTTGTTTTGAAGCTTCAAGTTTTTCTGCATCAGTTTTTGGGGGTTCGTTTTTTGTTTCTGCTTCTGCTTCGTCAGGACCAAATCCGGGTATCCATGAGAATTTTGCTTTAAATTTTTTCCATAAGTTTCCAATTCCTTCAGCAATTATTTCACCAAGTCGAAATAGTGGATTGGCTTTGACTAAGTTCCATACTCTTTCCCATGATAATCCATTTTCCCATATGTCTTTGATTCCTTCCCAAGTCTGCATAAGACTTTCTTTAAAAAATCCTATAACACTATCCCACCATCCTTTTATAGTGGATGCAATTGAATCTATCCAACCTGCAATCGCCGCACCACCAAAGAATCCTGCTATAGCACCAACACCTGCACCAACTAAACCACCAATCATTGTACCAATGACAGGAACAAAACTACCAATACCAGCTCCTATCAATGCCCACTTACCAGCATTTTTAAATGCACCAGACATACCTTTATCAGTTCCACCAAGAACTGCACCAGCAACACCACCTGCTTTACTTGTTCCCCATTCTTTTGATAACTTTGCACCTGCTATACCATCTTTAATAGCTAATGCAACACCAGCAAGTAGAGCAGCTCCACCAAGTGCTCCTTTCATACCAATTTTACTAACGGCTCCCACTGCTTTACCAGCAACTCCTTTTGTAGCTGCCCATGCACCTTTGGCTACTGTACCTACTTTACTAGCTATAGATCCCCATATTTTAGATTTAAAAAACATTCCAAAGAGTTTTCCAACTCCCTTCACAGCAAATTTGATAAGATTTAAAGGTCCTGCAAGATAAATACCAAGTGCTAACAGACTAGCTATAATTGGATGGTCTTTAGAAAAATTCCATACACCTTTCACAAATTCCCAAAGTGGTTTGAACCATTTAAGAGGTGCAAAGAGTATAATCAATCCTGCAAGTATTAGTTTCCAATTTTTTGCTAACCAACCACCTTTGGCATTTTCTTTCATAGCGTCCCAGATACCAGTAAGAGTTTTACCTCTCTTTTTCACATCACGATCTCTATTTTCTTGCCATGCTGCTGTTTCCATTTCATCTTCAGCAGTCATGTTGATGCTTTGTCCAGTTTTGGCAAGAATCTCTTTGGTATTTGATGCTATTTCTTTTAAGAAGCCAGCTAAATTACCTAAACCTAGTTTCTTCTTTGTTATCATTTCATCATCAGGTGCTTCTGTTGCTTTTTCTAATGCAGATTTTTCCTTGTCTATTCGTATAGCTCCAGCAGCTTCATCAAGACCACTTTGACTTGGTGCAAATCGTTTGGTTTCTGAGTCATGCCAACGGAGAGTTTTTTCATTATAATAAACAGCTTTGTCTTGTATTGCTTGCATAGCTTCTTCAAGGGGACTTTTACTATGACGAGCTATTGCAGAATTTTCAAGGGTTTCTTGTATCTCAACAAGAGTTTCACCTATCATGTCTAATGCCCAATCGTTAGCTGCCCAATTGGA